TTTTTGCCCTTCGACAAAAAGTTTTCCATACTCTGTGAAAACATTCACCTCTTCCTTCTTGAATCCGGCAAGTGCAATCTCTAAAAGAGACTCCACATTATTTACCTGAACTAGATTATAAGGTGGATAGTTATTTGTAGTTTCGTGAAGATTAAATAGACGATCAAAATATTCGTCCATTCCAATACTATTGCGAGTGATTCTTTCCATCAAAGCGGGAAGATCGGACGCAGTAAACCGTGATGTTGCAAGGTTAGTCATTATGGTATCTCCTTTAAAAGCGAGGTTTACGTTTTGTGGATCCTTACGGCATCCGTATATAATTATAAAAGATCACAAAAAAAGACGGGTTGGAAACCCGTCCTCTTTTTATTCGGTTTCCTCAACCTTTTTCTTCTTAGCACCAATATTGTATTTGGTTTCTAAAATCCAGTCTCCCTTGTCCTTATAAGAAATAACTTTAATTTGATTTAGAGGAGCAATATCTACAATCTTTTCAACTTTAACGACTGTAATCAACCCCCAATCTGATAATAGTTGAATAATTCTATTTCTCCTCTGAATATCATTTAAAGTTAAATTTGCATACTTGCCATCAAGTGCAAAAAGTTCTTTAAAGTGAACAATATAATAACGACCTTGCTTATGAAGGATATGACAGGACTGATAGATTTTCTTCTCTTTTCGTGATGCCACTCCAATTCTGGTCAGTGTCTCACGAACTTTGAGGAAGTCATCTGGTTCATTAAGAACCACTTCAATCATGTGTTCTGGTGTCCAATTCACAATAGGTTCAACAATAGTAGTCATTTCATTCCTCCAGTTTCAAATTTTGATTTTATAAAATTGATTTGCTCTTTTGTTAAAATTTTCAAAGCTTGTTTTGCCTTTTCATCGCTGTATCCATAATAATGTTTAACGCAATCAATATCTTTAATTGCATCTTTACGAATCCAAGGAGAAAATCTTTTCTTTTTCCTCAAAATATTTATATAAAAATCATATTGCATTTTTTTGGGAAGAAAATGAAATCTGTTCATTTCATTTGCAAACATTATTGCATCAATGTGCCCAGAAAAACACCGATTAATAATGTAAGGAGGATATTCTTTTTCTAGTTCTATATTTTCATCAATTAAATTATTTTTTGTTTGATTTATTGAATTCAACCAATCTTTAAGTTCAACTTTCATAATCAGGTCTATTGTACTTTAAGTACTCAAAAAAAGTAAGTTTCATTTCTTTCTGTGTCATACCACAATGTTTTGCAGCAGCAGGAAGAGTCATCTTTGCCCGAAACAAACCTTCATTTGCTTCTTGAACATTCTGTGGTGTTGTTTTTGCTGGAATCTCATGAAAAGATGTCTTATTAATTTTATAAAAACTCATTTAAATTCACACTCACACATAATTTCAGTTAATGCTGCTAGGAGGTTAATTTCTTGATCAGCCACGAACGCACATTGGTATTGATACTTAGCAATAACAAGAACGGCAGCGGGGATAAACTGGGGGAGTAGAACACTATAAAGGGTGTCATAAACCCTGCGAAGAATGACAGAAGAATCATTGTCCAAGTTGGAGACCACCCACTTTCGGACTTCTGAGAAATTTTTTTCTTTAAGATGTTTAACAAGTTCATTTACAGTAACGTCCGAAAAAGATACAAGAATGCCAGAGTCTATTTTTCCTCCAGTAGAATACCTTTGGCATTCATTAAGGACTCTCCTGAAGTCAGGAAAGTGCTTGGATACAAGTTCAGCAACGACTTTTTGATCGTACTCAATTTTTTCCTGATCCAAGATTTGGAGAACTCTCTTGAAGAAACTTCCTGCGAGTTGTGCTTTCTGTTTTCCTTTGATTGCGAAATCAATGACTGCACATCGGGAATGGAGAGGTTCAATGATTTTGTTTTTATAATTGCAGGTGAAGATAAATCTGCAGTTATTATAAAATGCCTCAATATTCGCCCGTAGTAGGAGTTGTACGTCGTTTCCTGTGTTATCAGCTTCATCGATGATGATGACTTTGTGTTTAGAAGATCCCGTAAGTGAGACGGTCGAAGCGAAGTTCTTTGCTTGGTTTCGTACAGTATCCAAGAAACGTCCTTCGTCGGATCCGTTGATGACATAATAATCTGCTCCCAATTCATTGCACAATGCTTTTGCGATTGTAGTTTTACCAATACCAGGAGGTCCTGCGAGAAGGAGATTGGGAATCTCACCCTTCTCCACAAACTCCTTAAATGTTTTTTTAGTATCATCAGGAAGAATACAGTCCTCAATTACTTTAGGACGGTACTTCTCCACAAAAAGAAATTCACTTGTCATAATTTAGATCCATTCAGGTTTTCGTTGAGGCATACGAAGATAATTAGATGCAACCCAAGGTTTGGATGCGATATACATCTTGTAAGCAGTAAAAGTGTCAATGCTTGTATCAAGTTTATACTCATCAGGCATAGCACGAGCAAATGGAGTTATATTATCTATTTTTCCTTTTGGAAAAATATAATATGCTTGAAGTAAAGTATTATAGCACGAATGTTGTTTTCCATATCTTAAATGATATTCATCACATAAATTCATTCCGTGCTTAATCAACCAATAGGCATTATCAATAGTTTCTGATGCCCATTTAGTGCAGGGGTGATTACGAAAAGCACCTTTTTCAGTTGCATAAGGAGTTCCATCTGCTTTAGGAAGTGTTCCATAATTATGACCCCATTTTTTAGATGCCACAATAGAAAGCATTTGGCAGCATTCCAGAGGCATCTTGACGATATGTTTATCGGGAAGACAAATAGCACTTTCAGCAGGCCAAGGGCAAGTTGCAAAGATGTTCATTCAAAAGAAGAATCGGGTTCAAGAGCAATATAGTAGCAAAGATTGTACTTGTTATTCTTAAATTGTGACAAAAGTTTAGAAGACACTATAACGTCATAGGCACCAGGAATAATCTTAATGTTTTCCACCTTAAAATTGAACGTGAATGTTTTATTAGTTTCACCTACAATAATTGAATATTCATTGGAAGTATCATTCTTTTTGTCACGAACCACCAGTTTAATTACACCATTCTCACCAATAACAGAAAGATCTGGAAGTTGATAAACTGCAGATGCTTTAATCAATTTTTCCATTTGAGAATGTTCTAATTGAAAACAAACATCCTGCGATGGAAGAGAAATTTCCTTTTCTGGTGGTGACACAATCACTTCAGGATCAGCAAAGAAATATTTTACCCTACGTTTTCCTTCACGAATAATTACGTGGGAATCATTTTCAAAATCAAGATCTGGATCTTGATGCAACCCAAGACCATTTAGAAATTGATTGAGGTCATAAATTGCAAAGTCCTTTGGAAACTCTTCGTTAATTTCTGCTTCCGCAAGAATATTTTTCATCACAGAAATTGTGCGAAGTTTGGAACCTTCCTTAACCAAAATAGACTGATTAATTGAAGAAAAGTTTTTTAGAATAGTGAGAGTAGTTTCAGAAAGTTTCATAATTTTTGGTTTCAGTTTCACTTATTTTCAACGAGATTGAGATGATTGATCAAAAGAATAGTATAGTGCAATACTTTGAACAAGTCAGCACGAGGAGTTCCTTTGGTATCATAACGATCAGCATACTTAGTAATGTTGCCAGCAAAGAAACCTTCACGACGATTGTGTTTGATTTTATCCTGTGTCTGTTCTGTTCCACCAGAACTCTTATCAAGATAATGCTGATTATAAGTGCCAGCAATATATTCTTCAAGTTGTTTCAGGATTTTATCTTCATTGTATTTCCAGAAACCATTAGTATTTGTGTTTTCGGTCATAAAAGTAGGTTTTTTTGTAATATCATTTAGTCCATTATGATCATTCATAATGGGTGTGAATTTATTTGCACGGTTGCGTTAATCTTCTGGTCCAAACATAATTAGGGAAAGTCATAATAACCTTCATCAATCATATCAGTTAACTTGGAATCAGTCAACCATTTTGCTGAATCCTTTAACTTTTTCAAATTTAATCACTTTGTCAAATTTATCAATTAATTCATCTGTCTTATGTGATATGACAAATACATTAGTATTGCTAATCATAAACTTAATAATTTTTGTAAAATAATCAGTTCCAGCAAAATCTAAAGAACTATCAAATACTTCATCTAGAATAAGAAGATTAGTATTTACAGAATTTTTAAGTCTTGCAATTTCTCTCCAAGTAAATAAAATTGCAAGATTAATTCTCATCTTTTCTCCTTCACTGAAGGAATCATAACTAAAGTCCTCATAAATTGGGGATTTGATTATTTCTTTAAATTCTTCATCAAAAGTAAAATTGATATAAAAGTCCATCAATTGCAAATATTTGTTGATAAGTTGATTCATAGAAGGCAAATATTTTTGTATAATTTTTGCCTTAATTCCACCATCTTTCATCAATAAATGCAAAAAATCATAATAAGAAATATTTTCTTTATGTTTAACTTTATTCTTCGTTATTTCAATAAGTTGTTTTTCTAACTTTTTTAATTCATCTCTCTCAGAAGTTCTGTTTTTACTTTTGTCGGTAATAGTTTGAATTTCATATTCAAGTTCTCGGATTTGTCTTTGATTGAAACTGATCCGAGTATTGTTTTGAGAAATTTCATATGTAAGTTTAGTGATCTCCTTAGAAAGAACAACAAATTGACGCTCTCGCTCTTGTTCTAACTTTATAGTCTCCTCAAGTTCTTGAAACCCTTTCTGGAGTTCCTTTGCTTTATTTTGAGCGTCTGTAATTCTATTTAACCGAAACTCTTCTTCAATTGTTTGAGTGCAAGTAGGGCAGACCGTATTTTCAGTAAAAAACTTATGCTCTTTAGTAATCACAGATACTTTCTGAGAGATTTTACCTTTGAGATTGTTTAGTTTTACTAACTTATCATCAGCACCAATGAGTTCTTCTTGATCTTTTTGATGACCCTTAAGACCATATCCTATGGCATCATTATCTGCCTCATAATTGTCAATTTCAGTATTT